CTTTTCAACAGAAGTGGAGAAAGCAAACGCACCCGGCGTCAGGTCTTGGAGAGTGCGAATTGGGTGGGTCTGCTTGAACCCAAATACATCGTCGTGAATGATGACTCGGTTGATCTGCCCAGCCAGCCATCTCCAACGATTGTTCACTTGGGCTATGAAGTTGCGGCGAATCTGTCCGGTGCGGCTTGGATCTTGGCGCAACACAGTGTTGATTCTAAGATGTGAAGAACCGCACCCACATTCTTTACTGGGCTTTACCAGCGTTGTGGCTTCCTGTGGCTCTCCTGTGGCCAGGGTGACTATGGTAGCTGGGTTCACCTACGCAATTCCCCTTCTGGGCTGGGATGGCTGGATCTGAACTGCTTGCTCTTCTCTCTGCTGGCGCTCAAATTCCTCTTGCTCTTCCGCCAGCTCTTGAGCCTCCACTTCTGCCATCTGATCCCGTATCTCCATGATGCGTGTAATCATGTCGTCAGAGGCACCCATGATCTCAGCCAGGAAAATCTCAATTGGGAACACCTCATCAGCGCCCAGCCCGGTCACATACTTGTTCAGTGCTTCCATCTTCTTGACGGCAATGTCGGCGGCTTCCGATGCGCTCTGCTCTGCCAGGTCTGGCCATTCCACAGTATAACTATCCACAAACGGCAGAACTTTGTATTCAATCAGCCGGTCAATTAATGCCCTCACAATCATGGGCTCGGCATAGTTCTCACGGCGTGACTGAATCACGTCATGCCAGTTGTCCCGGTCCTGTGTGGAGGCAAGTTCGCCACGTTCGCTTCCGATCAGTATGCGCTTTGGGATGCGGCTGGTACCAGAAATCATGTCCACCTGCACCTCTACATGGCCTCGTGGATCGGCCACCTGCGGCTCCAACTGCTGGATGTCCACACCTTGCAATTTGATGTAGCGTTTCAGACCCAAGAGCATGTTGTCAATCTCGGTCGCCATGTTCACTGTGTCTTCATCCATCATCTGGGCTTCTGGATCAATCTTGAAACCATAGCCTGGGAATGCGCCGCGCCAGTACATCTCGGCACTGCCTCCAACGATCTTGTTCAGGTTGTCCAGATTGTTCAGTACTGCTTCCAAACGTGGCGTTCCGAACACCTCATCTTCCAACAGCCCTTCTGCCACATGAATGATGCGGCTCCAATGAACGTCTTTGCTGCCGTTTGCGGTGTTCTGAGTTGTGGGCGTGAGAGTGTACATCTGCGGCTGTCCATACCGTGGGTCTTCCTGGTCGTTGACTTCTGACTTGACGTCGGCATTGCACTGTGAGTATGGCGACACATAAATCAACTCCACGCCGTTGGACACCGGCTGCATGGAATCTTGGCCATCCTTGAACCCAAGTCTCAGCACCGCAAACTGGAAGATGCCGGCAAGCTTGTCAACCCGCACAAAGTAGTCCTTCAGGTTCAGGCCTTTGTACAGCTCATCCCACTTTGTCAGGAATGGGTGATCTTGCTCTTCCGCTGTACCATCTCCAAGCTGGATCGTGATGTCTCCGGCAAACGTTGCATCCACCGGTGCATTGATCACACTCTTGGCTATGGAGTTGCGCTTGTAGTGGTTGTTGTATGTGGCGAAGTCTGGCTCCTTTGTCCAGCCCAGCGAATCATACAAATCCCGGTCTCCGTCATACTGCTTGCCCAAGTCTGATGACAACCGCATACGGTCTGCCACTACAGACAGCGTCTTGAACTCATCCAGCTTTGCATTCAGGCTGGCAATCTCTGCTGGCGTTGCCTGCTTCGGTTCTGGCTCATGTGCCATCTTGTGCTTCTCCTTGATCACCCATTACCGAGTAGTTGTCGTTTTTCATAACTTCTGTGATTGGCTGGCACTTATGCCACATAAATGGCCCTTCCAACCTCACCCTGACCGAGGTGCCCCCACTTTTCATAAGTTTTGTGATTGGCAGGCACTTATGAATATCGGTGTATTCAATGTTCACAGGGCAACCACTTTTCATAAGTTTTGTGATTGGCAGTGCTTTATGGGAATTGCCCAAAGTGCGTCCTTCTTCAGGCATCGCTGTGGTTGACCGAGCGATTGCCATTTCACATAACTTTTGTGATTGGCTGGCACTTATGTTGTGATATTGGATATTCATGATGGCTCTTGAACTTCTTGGTTTGCCAACTCTGTCAAGTTCGTCAAATCACCCGGCTTCACACACCATTTATTGGGTTCTTGAACTTCTTGAACTTCTTGGTTCGTCAACTTCTTCAACTCTGCCAAGATAGCATCAAGTCTATCAAGAATTAATGCTGTAGACAGGTCAATCTCAACTGCCCCATCAGGCGGCTCAACTTCTGCCATCTGCTCTTCTGTCGGCCCATAGCGGCAATGGTCACACTGAACCTGTGTACAGGTGACAGATCTGTATTGGCAATTCTCACGCCATTCTTGCAAGTCTACCATGTTCCAGCCCTCTTTGCGTTTGTCAGCTTTGCGAATGCTCCGGCAGAGGCATCAATCTCATCTTTGAGTTTGCAGTTTGGGAACAGCCTGTGGTTCTCCAGGAACGTCACATTCCATGGTGCCTTCACAAGCTTCACATTCCCAATCTCAACTTGGTCAGAATATGGCTGCGCTCTGTACACCTTATCTCCGGTCACCCGGTCTGCCTTCACTCTGTACCCTGCCAAATTCTTGACGGTCCTCTCAGCACTCTCTTTGCCACCGCTGCCCGGCTCTTGCTCTGTCCAGATCTCAACCGGCTTGGATTTGCCCGGCTGGGGGAATGCTAGATTGTCGATCTTGGCACACTCTTTGATGTACTTCTCACGCTTTGAATATGACCAATGCCCGACCAGCACATCACTGATCACATAGCTGCCATCTTTGAGCAGATGCATGCGGACACCGGCTGTTGCGGCACCGGCTCCTTCTGTGCCTGCCTTGTCCCAGTACCTCACTGTGCGCAGAACTGTGCCTGGATCCAAGCCCAGAACCACACCAAATTTCCCAATCTTGAACATCCCGCCCTCTTTGGGCGCTGGGCGCTGTTGCTGTTGGCCTGCCACTGCGTATTCGCTCATATTGGCCTCAATACGGTCCAGGGCTTTCTTGGGGAACCGGCTTGGCCATAGCGGCTCGCCAATTTTGGTGCGCGGATCAGTCCACTTCAGGCTTGTGAAGATACGGTTCGCGCCTTCGTACCTTGCCGGCAGACAGAGGTGCTCCCACTGCTCGTTGTTCTTGGCTAGAACATGACCTGTACAATCTTCTTCATGGAGCCTTTGCATCACGATACAGTAGCCTCCGGTCACCGGGTCATTCAACCGGGTGCTCATGGTCTCATCCCACCAATCGATGTAGTTGGCTCTCGTGGTCTCTGAAGTGGCTTCATCAGCCTTCAGCCCATCGTCCACTACGATTCGATCTCCGCCATCCCCTGTGGCTGTACCACCAACAGAAGTGGACAGACGATACCCACCCATCTCATTCTCATACTTGCGCTTGGTATTCTGGTCTGAGAAGATGCCCCACGGCTCTGGACGGTCCTCCAGTTCCACTTCAATCTGCTCTCTGTATGATGGGTCTTGCCAGAGCACATTTAGCAGAGCACGGTATTTGGGTGACTCAATGATGCGGCGTGTCTTGAGCGAATCACGGATGGACAGGTTTTCGGCATAGCTTGCAAACAGCCATTGGAGCGTGGGCCAACGCAGCCAACTCCATCCCGGCGTGAACACACAAACCTCAAGGCTCTTCATGTTCCGTGGCGGCATGTTAATTAGCAACCGTGTGATGTCCCCACGGGCAAATGCCTCCATGTGGTCATCCAGAGCATCAATATGCCAATTGCCCTTGAATGGGCGTGGCTCAACCTGCTTCCAGAACTTTTGACGAAAGTGACGCAGACTCCTCAAGCAATTCTCTGCTTCCAATCTCCTCAGAAATTCCGGGCTGGTCAGTACTCTCTGTGATGCGACTGACAAGGTCATTCAAACTCTCCAACTCTTTGTTCTTGAGACCAGACAAGCTCAGGCTCATCTTCAGTTCTTTGGTCTCTGTGATATTGGCTTCAACTTTAGCATCAACCCGGCGTGTCCAACCGAACCGATTGCTCATATTCATCATCCACAATGTGTTATTGAAATTGGGGTTGTGCAGGTTCTTTCTGCCTTTGGACAGCCACCAGGCTCTGGACAGCTTCTCGCCAATCTTTATGGCTAAGGCAAAATCGGGATACTTCTTTTCCCAATCTGAAATAGCATAAGGCCACAACCCCAACTCCAAGCACAACTCTTCTCTGCTACAGCCTTCACTGCAGGCCTTCAGTACTTCAAAGGGATGGAGTGTGCGATCATAGTTACAGGGGCGACCCAACTTAGTTACAGCAGACACCTCATCAGGACATTCAGCCAGGTAGTGGCCTTCAGGTAAGGATTCCAGCTTGGCATTAACCTTTTTCATGCGGTTCTTATATCCAAGCTTTGCACGTTTTACAAACTTGCTCTCAGGTACAGGTTTTGTGCGCGGCATATAGCGGTCCTCCAATTGGGTTCTGAGGACTACTATAGGAG